GATCTGCTCGGTGGCCTCGATGTTGCCGCCGTCGTGGATGGTCAGGGCCTGGTATTCCTCGGTCTCGGGGTTCACCCAGCGCACGGTGAGCTCGTTGACAGTCTCGCCGTACATGCGTCGAGTGAACGTGTTCAACCGGCAGTTGGCCGGACTTAGCGGGACATCGACCACCGGGTCGTTGGGGCGGATCAGGCGCAGGGTCCATTTCTCGGTCAGCTGACTGTAGAAGAATGTCGCGTCGATCTGGTCGTTGATGGTGTCGATGAACTCCTCGATCGTGCTGGTCTCTGCCCACGACAGCGACAGGCCCAGGCCTTCGTTGAACAGCGTAGCCGCAGCCACGCGGAAGGAGTCCTCATCGAGGTTGATCGGATCGTAGCCGAGGCCCCACTGGGTGTCCGTCAGGCACTCGTAGATGATGTGCGCCGGGTTGGCGTTGATACCGATCTGCTTGCGCTCGGGGAACCACTTGTCGAAGAACACCTCGATCTTGAAGGCGATGTCGCTGATGTACGGGTTGGTGCCCCAGTAGAAGTCGAAGAAGTTCACCATCGCGATGCCGCGGTAGTTGGTGCCTTTGGCCGGCATGTACGGGAACTTCACGCCCAACGCCACCTGGGGCGCCGTAGTCGTGGTGCCGTCTGGATTCACGCCCATGAGCGTCTGGTTGATCCCGCCAAACGCCACCTCGAAGAAGCCGCCGACGCCGCCTTCCTGCAGGTCGCCACCAAACAGGCCGTTCTGGCTGGAGCGCCCGGTCTTGGTGTCGTCGTTGTCCGCGTTGCGCCGCAGGTTGCCCAGCCAAGCATTCTTGTCCTTGACCTTGATCGCGCGCAGGGCGTCGATGGGCCCATGGCAGATGGCCAGGCTCATGGTGCGGTAATAGCGGTAGCCGACAACTGATTTCTTCGCCTTGCCGCCACTCATTGGCTAGCCCCCTGGACGCGTTTTATGGCGGCCTCGCAGGCCCGGTTGCCGATGGGGCAATTCAATGCCTGGACGGTCTCCAGCGGAATCCCTTCCTTGATGAAGGTGCGGAACTGGTCGCCCAGGCCGTTGAGGGTGAACCACTGGCGAGCGCCGGTCATGCAGCTGCCCGAGCTGACCACATCGGCCGGCATTACCCTGATTTCTGTCATCGTTTGACTTCCTCGGTGCGGTCGCCGCCCCAGTCTACCGTGTTGGGGCCCTTGATCGTCATCGTGCCAAAAGGCTTCTGAATTGGTGTCCCGGCGTCCACGGTAGGGCTGGTGATGTTTTGCGCGCTTGGCGGCTGGGCCTTTTTCGGCTTCGGCGCCAGGGCGTAGGAGATGGCCGCAGAGACCACCGCCATGACAAGAAAATATGCGACTTGAACCCACATGGCATGGCCTCAGAACGTGTTTGTGCGGTAGGGGTTTTTGGTCGGGATGTTGGGGAATCCCCCGTAGTTCGGCGTGTTGTTGAACTGCAGGCATCCGTCCCAGTTGTGCTTGCAACCATAGGACATGCTGAAGTCCTTGCCCACCTGCAGGTTGACGATCGCCGACATCAGCGTGATGCGGTAGCCCCCGGTGATTGGCGTGGCCGAAGTGATCGTGCGCAACGCCTTGAGGCCGCTGGCCGGGTCGTAGCGGAAAGTGCCGGCTACCAGGCGGGCGGGGTCGAATGCGGTGGGCGTCAAGCTCACCTGCACATCGAACGTCTGCGTGTCTACGATGTTGGTGACCACGCCATATGCAGTGTGGGCCTCCTTGTCGACCCGGCAGATGTCGCCGTAGAGGTAGTGCGCGCATCCGTACTGGTAGTAGCGGCGCAGCCCGATGCGCTTGAGCGATGTGGCCACCGGCTCGCATGACAGTTCGATCTCGGACTCGTGCCAGGTCGGAGAGATCACCCGGCCGGTCCAGATGCGCACGAAATCGTCATAGCCGTTGGCCAGGGCGTGGCCCCGCCAGATGCTCAGCAGGACCTGCCGACTGGGTGGGGTCACGAGGAACAGGGCTGCAAGCGGGATGTCGCTCGGCATGTTCACCGGCAGCTCGGCCTTGTCCAGCGAGCCGGATGTCACGATCGGGCCGTGTGTGATGTTGAATGGCGACCAGATCCGGCCCGCAGCGACCACCTGCTCGTGGTTGTTGGTGTAGCGGAAAACGTCGTCGCCGCCGTCCCCATACCTGAACTCGAACAGGTTGATCGGGGAGCCGTCGTCGACGCTGCTCTCGATAGTGTTGTAGGCCATGCGGGATCCTTCTTATGGCTCGTCGGAAACACTGATGAAGGCCACCGAGGTTTCGGCCACCCGGTTGGTCCTCCATCGCAGGGTCGCAGTATCGCTCATTTGCCGGACGCGATACATGAGGCTGATGACCTTGATCTGGCTGATGTCAACTACGGCCGGCAGGCTTCGATCGAGGCGCAGCTGAACGTCGATCTCGTTGGGGATCACGAGTGCAACCCTTGCCGTGTAGATCGTGCCGTCGCGCATCTCTACCAGTAGGGCCACGGTTGGATCGCTGAACACGCCCAGCTCGGTGTGCGGGTTGCCGTGCACGTACAGCCGGTCGGTCAGCCCGCTGGTGCGACTCGGCGTCAGGTCCGAAGTCCAGGACGGCAGCCAGGCGGCATAGCGTCGACCGTGCAGGCGCTTGAGCAGGCCCAGGTAGGCGTTGATCTGCGTGCGGTTGCGCAGGCTCCATGTGCCGGTGATGGTGCGCCTGCCGTGGTCTTCCCCGTTGATCGGGCGGACCGGGCCACTCACGTAGTCGGCAGTGCTGGTGTAAGTCCAGGCGTTCCCGACCGTGATCGCATCGCGCCAGTTCGGCTTGGTCAGGATGACTTCCCGGGTATCAGTGCCCACGGTGAAGGTCATCGGTGCGGCCACATCCGGGATTGGGCGGCGGTCTTCCTGCGGCGCAATGTCGAAGCTGACCTGCGACTCCAGCACTGTCGAGGTGCGGCGTGTAGAGCTTTGCGACGGGGAGATCAGGCCGGAATCGGTCGACACCAGCTTGGCCGAAGCAGGAACGGCCGTGGCCACCCCGGCAGTCAGCTCAACACGCAAGCCGACCACCGCGCTGACCACGCCAAACTGCAGGTCGCTGCCCTCGCCGAAACCGACAAAGTCGCCTGGGCGGAACACGCCAACCGGAACTTCGTCAACCAGCAGGTAGCTCTGCCCGGCTGGCACATCGGCGGTCAGGTTCACTGCCAGGTGCCACTGCGGGACACTGATCATCTCGTTCTGCTTGGCACGCAGGATGGCGTCATAGCCACGGGCGTCGTCGCCCTTGAGCGTGTGCGTGTAGCCGAGCGACCGGCGTGGGGCCGTGCGCAGGGAAAGGCGCTGCTCTTTGCCCTGGAACGAGCTGAACACCGAGGTCGCCCACTCGAAGCTCTCAGTCAGCGGAACTCGCCAGTTGTGAGGAAACGGCCACGGGAAATGCTGCGCATCCGGGTCGACGCTGCTGTTACGGTCGACGAACTCGATCATCCCGTTGAGCCATTCGAGCATCAGTGCCCGAATCGAGGACCGGTCGGCTTGCGTAGTGCTGGCCCAGGCGGCGGTAAGGCTGAAAGCCTCCAGCATGTCGCCATGCCAGGCCCCGTACCAGACCCTGTTGGCGGGATCAGGGCTGAACGTGCCAGCCATCTCACCATCGCTGATGTACATCTCGCGAAGCTGGGCCATGGCCTTGCTCATGACCGCTCGCAGGATCACGTTCATCGGGCCCGTCGCGTCGAACGCCGGCCGCTGCAACGCATCCAGGCGGGTTACGGCCAGAAGGATCATCGCGGCCAGATGGGGGTCGGGCCGGTTGATCTCGGCGGCTGCTCGCGGGAAGTCGGTCGGCGGCCCGAGTGGCGGGCGGTCGGGGAACACGATCGGCACACCGTAGAGCGGGCTGGTGTAGCGCGTTTGGGCATCAAGGAGCGGCGGGACCAGCTGGGCTTCGGTGTAGGCCAGCGCCACGGCCTTGTTGATCAGCTGGGCGTACTGGTTGATGTGTGCATCGGAGAACGGCTTCCAGTCGAAGGCGCAGGCCCGCTCGATGTAGTCGGCGTAGGCATCCGAGTAGGGCGCCCACATCGGCAGCCAGATATTGTCCTGCGCCAGCCACGCCAGCAGGTTCGTCGCCGTGGCGAGCGATTCCGCCTTGAGGGTGGCGTCGGTGGTCCGTGCGGCGAGCACCAGCAGGTCGTTGAGCGGGCGATACTGGAATTCGCCCCAGCTCAGGCGCTCGTCGGGGCCGGCCCAGTCGAAGGTCCCGGGGGTGCCGTACTGGATCATGCCTTCGGACTGCAGGTGATAAACCGGGGCAAACGGGCCGGTGTTGGGCTGGCCGGTCTGGATCTTCCACTGCGCCTGGGCATCACGCAACAGCGCTGAACCATTGACCGCGGCAGGTAGGTTGCTCTGCACCATCATCAGCGCGGGGGTCTGCATCCCGCTGTATGCCGGGCCGCGTCGACCGAGCAACGATAGGGGCCGCGAGCCGAAGTTGATGACCCCCGGGAAGATGCCGCCGCTGTAAGGCGATGTGTCGGTGAAGGTCGCCGCGAGCACGGCCTGCTGGCGAGTAGCGATGGCCGCCTTGGCCCAGGTGTCGCCACCAAAGATCGCGTTGGCCATGATGAACGCATCGTGCACCGCCGAATACAGCTGGCCATGCGTCACCACCTGGCTCTCGCCCAGGCTTTTCCAGTCCGGCCAGTAGTCGAATACGTTGGTGCGGTCGATCAGGCCGCCGTCCTTGGTCGAAAACACGACAATCAAGGTGCCGTTGTACGGAGTGACCAGCTTCACCCGGACGCCGCCGCTCGGCTCGTAGCGGTAGCTCTCCACCGGGTAGTCGGTGCCCACCAGCAGCGGGGCATACGGGTTCTGGAACGCCAGCACCGCATCTAGGCTCATGGCGCGAAATACGATGTGCACGCTGCTGCTCGGGATCACCACCTCGCCGTTCACGAAGGTGTAGGTTGGCGTGTAGTGGATGGTTGCCGAGTTGAAAGGCGACTTTGCCGCCACCGCCACGTTGGGCGTAAACGAGTCGGTCAGCGTAACGATCGAGGGTACGCCCGTGTCGCGAAATACGAAGTCCAGCAGCGCGGCCAACGCAGATTCGACCACCGGCAGGATGTCGTCTCGCCTGGTTATCTGGTAGGCGCGCAGCATCCCGGTGATGAAGTGAGCCTGAGCTTCGGCGGTGCCGGCTGCCGAGGGCAGCGTGGCCCCCAGCAACTCGGTGTCGTGGTACTGGTGGACAACCAGGCCCTGCTCGGTGATTAGCTGATTGGCGGCCATGCCGGCTCCTTACTTGAGGATCTGTTTGATCGAAGTTGCGTTGGACTTTATGCGGTTGATGATCAGCTTGTCACCCGCTGGGGAGCTGAGCGCCGCTTCGACAAGGGCCTGCTGGTCAAACACGTTGATCACGTTGGTGTTGCCGCCCGCCTGCCCACCGCCTTCGCCGCCGCCATTCAGGGCGTTGCGCGGGTCGTTCTCGGTCAGCACCTCCTCGTTCTTCTTGAGGATGGTCGGGTACTCGTTGGACTTCAGGCCGATCACACCTTGACCACCGTAGCTTGGGGCGTTGTTGAACCACGCTGGCATCGCCTGGCGAGTGACACCGGTCATGCCAGCCATGCCGCCCGAGTGGCGCTGGGAAGCCTGCACCGAGCTCATACCGCCACCAGATCCGCCGCCAACTCCACCCAGGCTGTTGGCCAGCCCACTGATCGCGCCACCGATAGGCGAGCCCATCAATGCGTTGAGGATGATTTGCTGCAGAATCATCTGCGCGATTTGCTGCAGGAAGCGCAGGGCCATGTTGGTGAAGCTGTCGCCGAATGCCGATATCGCGCTCTGCCCCTCCTTCATCTTCGTGCCCATCTCGCTGAACACATCGGTCATGCCGCTGGCCAGCTTCTCGTTGACCTGCTGCGTGCTGATCAGCTCGGTCTTCACCTGCTTCAGCGACCCAGGGATGGCCTGCAGCTTGGCCATGAACGTGTCGAATGCGACCTGGTTGCCGAATGCCGCCTGGTTGGCTGCGGCCAGATCCATCGTAGCCTGAGTCGCGGCCTGGATCTGCGGAACGTAATTGGCGTCAATCGCTGCGACCTGGTCCTTGGCCTCCTTGTTGGTGATGCCACCAGTCTTGCGCTGGGTTTCCACGTTCTGCAGAAGCTGGGTGCGCAGCGAAATCAGGTCGTTGATCTGCTGTTCGGATTTCTTCACCTCCTCCAGGTTGCGCTTGCGCTCCTCCTCGGCGAATTTGACCCGCTCCTGCTCCTTCTGCAGGCTGATGTAGAGGTTCAGCTGGTCACGCAGCTGGGCCGCCTGCTTCTGGCCACCAGGCAGCTTCGACAGCTCGTCGATCTTGCGGAAGGTCTTCTCGTAGGCGGTGTCGATAGCGGCCAGGCGTTGCTCAAGCGAAGTCTTCTCGTTGCGCTGGATCTTCGCCTCGGCCTGCTCCAGTGCGGTCACCAGCTGCTCGGCCAGGGCCTCCCGGCGCTTTACCAGCTTGGCTTGTTCGGCGGCATCCGCCTCGGGGTTACCCTTCGGTGCCCCCTTGGTCGGCAGGCCGGTGGGCGCTGCAGTTGGCGCGGCGCGTCCGGTGGGCCCGGTTTCCTGCCCGACCATCTTGCGCTGCAGAGCGAACATGTTTTTGTTCAGCTCCATGTCATCGTTGAACGCCTTCTTCAGCTTGGCCAGTTCGGCCTCGGCGCTGACACGGCCCTCACGAGCGCCATCGGTCATACCCTTTCGGATCGACCCTGCCAAGTCCTCCTGGCCCAGCGCTGAAGCGCCCTTGGCGATGAACTCCAGAGCCCCGTCGTACAGGTCTTTCGCGGTGTTGATCACCTCGGCGAAGGCGTTCTTCAGGCCGGCGCCGATGCTCGCCGAGAAGGCGTTGTAAGCGAACTTCAGCGTGGTCACCAGCTCGGTCAGCTTCTCGGCCATGGTGATCCCGGCCCGCTGCGCCCACTCGAACTGCTCGTACATGTACTCGCCGATCTTCAAGCCGGCGAACAGCGCCACGACCGCAGCAAATGCCGTGGTGATCATCGTCGCGGCGCTGGCACCCGCCACACCGGTCGCCGCCAGTTCGGCCTGGGCCGCCAGCAGGGCCGGCACCAGCTTGGTGGTGATCGTCGTGGCCAGCCCGGCAACCATCGACAGCACCTTCACACCGAAGGCCAGCTCGACCGCCAGGGCGATCTCGTCGTAGTGGTCGATGATGATGGTCAGCCACTTGGAGATCTCGCCGAAGGCCGCGCTCAAGTTCTGCGCCAGCTTGGTCCCATCATCGCTGCGCAGGAACTCGCTGATGCGGATGACCAGCTTCTCGTATTC